ATTCGGGAGCTCCCGAATAGCCCACTGCGCACCATCGGATATGCGCGTTCCTACATTAGTGAGCGTGCTGCGGACGGCGTTACCGGCGCGCTCAGCAGCAGGTACTACATACCTGGCTGGATTCTCGACAAAGTTAGTAACTCCGCGAACTGCTGCCGAATCAGCTCTACCGAGAGCTCGACCAGCAGATTCATTAGCGCGTCTAACAGCTTCACCAGCTCGATGCCCGCGCAAACCATCCCATGGATGATTATAACTCCGCGGTCGGATTTCATATGAGCGCCCAGAAGCAACGTTCATGGCCACAAGGTTTCTCTTATTGCGGTGATTGGTGTTCCACGACGATGCATCATTGGTTATACGCGGATTTTGAATTCGGCCACCTCTGCGGGACGAGCCTTTTAGATCTTCGGGATAAATATAGCGGTCTCCTTCTTTGCGGATATACTTATGGTTCGCCCAAGTGTATCCTTCCCTACGGCCAGAAGACCTATTGACCGCGGCGTGAGCAAGATAACTTGAATCGAACATAACTCCGCCAATACAATACTGACTCATTTTGACTCCTCCTTAGTCGAACGCGTCTTTATGAGCGGTATACGCTACAAGCGCGTCCATCGTTGCGGCGACAGGATCGATTTTCTGGTCGCCTCGTTTTTTAGTGAGCTTTTGGTTGCCGTTTGTATCCACAATGGTTACAGCATGACCCATAGCAAACGACATGATCGCCTCATCAAATACCAAGAGCCGCTCCATTACTAGGTTTTTCAGCTCTCCCAAAGGCACGCTTTCTGTGCGGGCACCCTGTATGACCTTTTCTATTCCGTAAGGTCCATTCTCCATAGCCCACCGCTCAACGAAAGTTTTTGCATTATACGGATCATAGCCAAAAGCTCTAACGTCGTACCGAGTTTCTTCAATGTGCTTGTCGAGATCGTCGTACACGTCCATCATGTCAAGCATGGCGCCTTCCATGACAATCAAACTGCCCTCATCTATAAACTCGTCGTACTTCAACCTCGTAGCTGAAGTCAGCCTCGAAAGCGTAGACGACGTTATATAATTGCGCGTTTTGACACCGAACGCGCCGTCATTGAGAGGAAACAGAAACGCGAAAGAACAGAAATCATCGCCGCGAGACAAGTCCGCGCCAAGAGAGCATGGCATTTGCCAGAAATCCTGATGGGGATGGGGGAGAGTCTCTTCGTACGTGAAGAAATACGTTGAGCCCTCCATTGGTATTCCAAAGCGCTTAGCCAAAATATCATTTCGCTCTGTTGGCACGTGCTCGGCTCTGTCTACATCGTTCTGATATGTCTCATAGGATACGGTTTTACCTAAATTGGGGTTAGCCTTAAGCCATTTACTGGGGTCGTTTACTTCTTTGACATCGTCAAGGCGGTAGTACCATATCGAAACATGAGGATTGTTGTATTCGCCACGAAGGATCTTCATAAGTTCGAGTTTCATAGTGTCGCCTACAGAATTTCGAACTGTTCCTTCCGAACTCGTAGCAAGAATGAAATAATCCTTAATTTTCGAGGCACCCTGCTCAATAGCGCCGACAACATCTTCACGAATATCGCCGGACAGCCATTCATCAACGGTAGCCACCTTTGTTCGCAGACCCTGAAGCTTGTTAATCGACATCGGGCGAACTTCAAGCAACGACCCGGTCATGAAGTTCTCGATGCCTTTCTTTGTGGAAGCAAGCTTTACTCTTTTAGCCTTTGAGCCAGTTGTATTTTGAAGTGAACCTTCTGTCATAAACTGGAAGACCGGCCCTCGAGCTCTGGTTATGGCTGTTCGGATCGGCGACATAACTTCCTCCGCCAGTTTCATCGTTGGCGCAGTTGTTATCTGGTGCGTCGTCGTAGTGTCAACGTTCAGAAAGTAACTTTGGATGCATGCCGCATACATAGACTTGGCAGCTCCTCGAGAGACGATCAGATACTGCTTGTTAATCAGTCTCTGCTTTACTCGTTTAGTCACATATCTTCCGCCGTGCCCGTCAGGATACGGCTCGTAGACACTTCGACGAACGAAATAATACCACCCAAACACCTGCTCGGCCCAAAGCTTGAAAGAATCCAGCAAACTCAGATCGCCGCCATCGGTAAGTGTAAGCTCGTTTTCACAAAAAGAAACAAAGCCATTAACAGCTTCGTCATCATAGTAAATATTTGGGTCTGCTATCAGCCGGTCAATACGCTGCATCTCCATGGAAACCTCTGCACACACAGGGATTTCATTTCGTAGAACAGCGTCCCTGAATTGGCCATAGTATTTTGGTACAGCGGTATTTGATAATGACATTTGAACCTTCCTACGCTATGCAGTATCACTTTTGCTTATTGTTATTTTCGCTCTTTCTGGGCGTTCGGAGCCCACACATGTCTATTTCGACGCTCCTCGTCAATAAGCATTTGGTTCCACGCTTCCGTATACTTGTCATCGACAGCTCGTTGACTGTCTATAGCAGCTTTCTTAGCCTGACGTTTCTCAGTCTCGATAGCCCAGTCATGCTGACGGTCTTCGGTGTCAATCGCCCAGTCGTGCTGCTGCTGCGCTTTCGCCAACTCACGCTTGTAGTTTGTCTCCGCGACGTCACGCTGATAACGATGCTCGGCCCACAAAGCAGGGGCGTTGCCAACGGCACGACCTAGATTATCAGCTGTGGCATTGCCGAACCTAGACATAAACTCATTGGCTCGCTGTTCACCAGCTGATATGATCCTTTGACCTGCAATACTTTTTAGTGTCGTGCTGAAAGCCAGCTCTTTGGACAGACGGCCGATAACGCTGTCGATCTGCTCATTGCTGAGCTCATCGAGATGCTTTCCTTTTCCGTATCTACGTCGGCCAGCATCGGTTAGCCGGCCATCAGGATACTGGTAACGCCGGACTCCCCATTTTTGGCCTAGTATGCCCCAGTGAAACAATACACTATCCATCCATGTCACTTCCCTCCGATTCTGCGCGTACGTTTAGACGCCATTCAATTTCATCGCACTGTTTTGTCATGGCATCAGCTACGAAAGACGTTGCCGGCGGATCGAACATTAAACGTGTTTTTAGATACACGTATGTCTTCACGGACTCCATATCGTCGCGCTCATCAAGAAGCTCGCTCCAAGTTTCGTCTGGACCAGTTATACTAAAAGTTTGTTTGCGTCCTACGCCTAACTGGTTCAAAGTCATCAATGCACTATTGATTAGCACAATAATATCAACGTCAAACGCCGTGTAGTCAGCGTCTAAACCAAGCATCTTCTTGACAGTGTTAAGTATGCTGTCCATAATCGACCCCCTCCAAAATATCATTTCCAAGGACAGGTATCTCCTGGTGTCCTCACAACAGGATCGCGCCCCAGCAAGCTCGCATCTCCGTAATGGATGGCATTATGCGTCATTGGCGAAACACAGATTAAAAACTCCGGATTGAAAATATCATCTGAACGCTCGTTTATGTCGTCTTCCGTTATAGGATTTAAATGGTGAACGATTATACGATCGCCTATAGTGCGACCTTCAATGCCTAGATCGCATCCTTCATCTCGTATAATAACTTGCTGTCGAACGCTTTTCCATTTCGCCGAAGTATACAGGGCCTGGTTCAAATATCTATCAAACCCGAACGTGCTTTCGCCAACCAACCCTCCAAGGCGGCAGTATTCGTAACGCTCCAGAAACGTCTTAAGCTTTATAAGATCAGTATACCGGAGGGTCATAAATATCTTCCTCTTCGTCGGCACTTCCAGCTCCGGTGTAAGTCCGCATAGCCTCTAGGGCTTTGAGATACAATTCCTCTGTTCGCCGTTCAGCTCGAATGGCATCGACCTTGGCGACAAGCAACTCATTCTCTTTTTGCAATTTCTCTTTTTCGAGTCTCTCTCGAGCAAACCCGTTTTTAATGATCGACACCAATAGCTGATTAGACGCAGAGCCATCGCGAAGCCTCTGCACGGCCAGGTCCATCGCCATAGCGATCATCTCGTTCTCCTGTTGCTCTGGAGTTAAACTCGGTGGAATATCAACCGGTTCCTCATGTGCTACTCTACGAGCCATAGCGGTGTTTGCCCTCCTTTCTAGCAGCCTTTTGCACGTTTTTGGTACGCAAATATAACACTTTCGAGTGTTTTACTCCGACCTCTCAGGGACTTATTGAAGAATTAGGAGGCTTGGGAGCGTATGCAAAGGAGGAAACAGCATGAACAGCGCACGAAATAGACCTTATTGCCCTGAGAGGCCAGAGCAAAACACTCGAAAATATCTTTCCCCCGGAGAATTTTTAAAGAGGCGCGCGATTAAGG